CCAACAAGTAACTCTTGCTTGAACGACGTACACATAGCGGTTGATATAGCCATTAGACTCTCCTAAGTATTTCAGCCATATCCTCATGGCCTTGTTTCGATAATTCTGCGATCAGCGTAGTTCTGTCGCTACGTATAGCTTCTTTTATGTAGAAACAAACTAAAGTTTCCACGATCTCTTTGAATGCCTCTGCTTGCTCTGCAATAACGGGGTGACAATTGCCACCGACACTCACAATACGATTGGTGGCCTGTCCAGCCCAATACTCTGGGTCATGTCCTTTGTATTCAGTGGTGGCTACCGCAACCTGCCCTATTTCTATTTTTGGTGCTTCCATAAACATACTACGTAACTACCTGCGTATACTGACCTTCTCTGTATGTATCCCCGCGTAGCTTGCCATCGCCTAGTGCTTTCAACAAAGTTAGCGATTGACCAAACATCTTATCGTACATAGCAACTAAATCAGGCTCACCTTTCATAAACCGTATCGCTTCAACCAAAGAGCCATTTAACAATGCAGAATCAAAGTTTTCACCAAGCCACGGTAGCGTGCTAGCAGTAACAATAGATTCTGGGTAGTACCCGTAATGAAGCTCTACAGTCAAGCTAGCACTAGGTGTAGGCCCAAGGATAAAGGTCTCGTCATTAAAATTAGCGTAGTGTTTTGGAGTGCCTGTGGATGTAGGCGTGGGGTATGCTTCACGAATAAAGTTAACATCTTTATTGAGTAAGAAGTCGAAAGACCCATCACTGTTAATCACAGCCAAACTGTAGGTGTACAGATAGTCCGATGGCACAGCTAGATACTTGTTACCTAGCGTTATAGTGCCTGATACATTTTTTCTTAACGACGGAAGCTGAACAGTGTTGTATATGAACTGCTCTGTCTGCTGCACGAACATAGCAAGCTGGTCACTTGTAAATGTAGTTTCACAAATGTCTTGTATGTTCGCCGTTAGCTGTGAGTAGGTCATACTCATAGTTTATGCCATAGGCCCACGAGCCATAGTCCCCTTTGTAGCCGCACCTGTGCCACGAATTTTTATGCCTGTAGTTTTTACATTCTTCATGTCTGTCTTGGGGGCATTTTTAACCGGCTTTACTGTGCTCGTATTTTTCATAAGATCACCTAAGTTGTTGTTACCGTTACTGTACCTATTTCCCCTGTAGCAACAAGGTTATTAGGTGTTAAACCAAACGGATCTCTACCCACACCAACTGGGTTAAATCCATATTGTATCTGCCTACTGCTGTTTGCACCTGTTCTACCAAGGCTCCTATCAGGTCTTGGGTCACGTATAGCTTGTGGGTCATTAACAGGAAACTCCCCTAGCTTTAGCTGTGGGTGGTCAGGATTCCAACATGTAGGGCATGCTTTTAGGTTTGTGTCACGTCCCTTACGTACTAAGTTCTTTAACTCGCGTAGTTTGTACTGAAACCCACAGATGTCGCATTCTGCAAGGGCTTTTCGTGCTGAAGCAAAGCGATTAGACATAACTTATTTTAGGCACAAAACGAGCCGGTGCTTTTACTCTGTCTTCTTCAGCCGCTAACCTAAACTGCTCTTCATACATATCTTTCAGCATAGGTATGCGGGGTGCTAGATCGGGGTCTTTCATTGCTATGTAGTAAGCTAATCCTGCAACTAAGCACGGCAAAAATCTAAAGTTCATGTCCGCAGTCTCTGCACCGTTACCTGCGTCTTGTATTCGCCGCATACGATAGTATTTGAAGATATACGTATCGCTTTTATCTGGAACAGGCCACACATTTATTTTTGGGTTATCTACAAGCCTTTCTATGTAAACTTGTATTGGCCTACCTTGAGTTAACTTGTTCGGTATAGACGCATAGGTGCTTACACTTACCCTGTTTATGGTTAGATCAGACTGTGTATATTGATCTCCACTATTTGTACGTAGAACTTGTTCTAGTAAATCAATCGTATCTGCAGGTAAATCATATTGAGAAGTACCCTGTACAAGACTTACCGTACCTTCATCAATTGTCCATAAATTGATACCGCGATTCTGCCACTCAATAGTCAACAGATTCATAGACCTACGTGCGGTACGAAGGTCATACCCAGAACGCATTTCACGGCCCGCACGTTCCCACGCTTCTTCAGCGATCTCCGTGAAGTCCATATCAAACGCAGTTGTTCCAGAGGTAGCCATCTACTTCTTCTTAGCTGCTTTCTTAACTGGAGCTTTCTTGGGTGCCTCTTCTTTCTTTGGCGCAGGCTGTAATTCAGCTAACACTGCATTGGCCTCTTCTTCGCTCATCAAGCTAGCGTTTACGATGTTATAAGTGCCATCTTCGTTCTTGCTTCCAACTTGAAATACAGGCCGACCATCAGAAAAATTACCGTTTTGAAAAACCTCTAACTTAGCCATTCTTAGTACCTCGTACGTACAAAGTTTTCTTTCTACGGTTGCCCATTACAGCCCCGCAACCCTTATGGTTATCACGAATCATACCGCCTTCTTTTGCGGTTCTTACCTTAGCTTTAGGTGTATTAGAAACCACCGTCTTACCTTTTGACCCAGCTTTTTTCTTTTTACGAGCTGTGGTAGCACGCTCAGACTGACTTAACGACTGCGCCTTAGACTTTGGCAGACAACGGTCTGGGTTCTTTTTATCCTTTGACGTACCGCACGGCCCTTTGATCTTGCCATCGGTGCCAATACGAACCCACTGCTGATTACGCCACTGTTTAAGCTGTCCCATTACTTCTTCTTTTTCTTGCTACCTTTAGCGTAGCTAGGATCTTTGCAATACTTAGATGCAGCCATGTTTGCGTAGGCAGACGGGTAGGTATCAAAGGTACGCTTAGCCCACGCCTTACCTTTCGGACAGATTTTACCGCCCGATTTAACCTTACCGCCTGACTTGTAGTACCGTCTCATCGCATCTTCACTGAACGTACACCCTTACGAGCGATACCGGCACCGCGAACCTTCTGCTTGGTAACTTTTTTCTTGGTGGCCATCTTGGACTTCATACCACCTTGCTTATAACCACCACCAGCGGCTGCGCCTTTGGGTTTTACTTTGCCCCCACTTTTCATAAAGCCCATTTTGTTACGGACTTCTTTAGGTAGCTTTTTAAGACCTTTATTACCTTCTGGTGCGGGTTTGAGACCGCCAGCTTTCATACCGGGTGGCTTCTTCTTACCGCCCATAGCACCGCCTTTGGTAGACATCTTGGACTTCATCATGCCGCCAGCCATCATAGCGGGACGACGCCTTGCACCACTAGCAGGAGAACCAGCTACCTTCTTCTTTTTATTCTTTTCTTCAGTTGGTGATGCTGCAGCCATCATCCTAGCTTTTGCCATAGTGAAAGCATTACCGGCATTCTTACCGCCTTTTTTCGCGCCTTTGGCCTTCATCTTAGACTTCATCATTCCTCCTTTAGCGTTTTTTACAATGCCTCGGCCTCTTGCACTCGCAGGAGATGTTGGTTTGTTTTTCTTTTCAGCAGGTTTTTTGAAATCAGAGGGCTTAGGTCGTCTACCTAATTCATCAAACTTGTTTAGATAAGTATTTAGTCCTTTAGGCCCAGTGGTTAACCCAGCGGCTGTTAGTTGTTCACGAGTAACATTTGCAAGCGTTCTCTTACCCATTTGCCCTTCACGGCTAACATTCCTAGATGCCTTATCCGTGCCTTCACCTGTAACTTTAGGTCTTTTTGTTACCTTGGGTGGAGACGTAACTTTTGGAGTCGTGCTTGCTTCAGGTGTTGCGGGTTTAGTAGTTGTTTTAGTAACCGACATAGCATCTGTTTTGGGCTTACTTCTCTCCAGACTGCTTTCAGTGCCTTTAGGTGGCCCTGATACACCAATCTCCTTAGCTACATTTCTGGGAAGAGATCTTGCTGTCCGACGTGTAGTAGTGCTACGACCTCGGTTTGTTTTTGTTTTTACTGGCTCATCTCCAGTTGTTCTACCAAAACCCATGCGTCTTCTAGCCATGACTTACTCCGCGTATAAGTTGTTAAATATCTGGTTGGTATCTAACGTATAGTCCAAATCAGATTTACTGTAATGCACGTACTGAGAAGGTCTAAAGTCTGGTGCCCCCT